TTTGTTCAATGTGTTTCGCTGGTCTTGCTACTGCGAAGCATGCCGCCTGTTTACCTAGTAACAAGTTATAGCATACGTTAGCGGAACTTGCGCCACCATTTGATAAACTAACGCGTTCATATTCATAAAGAATAACGCCGTCATATTCGCCTAACGCACCAGTAAAGATAGGGTTTTTAGAACCGCGTACATTTGCGTTTTGTTGCGCTGCCAACCATTTTGGATCATCTTTTAAATCACGTGCCGCCCACGGAGAAACAAGCATAATATATTTATCCATGCCGTCAACCTTAATTGGTTGTACTTTTGGCGCATGCATCATCGCTTTTCGTTTAGCGCGGGAAATGAGTGCGGTTGTTAATTTATCGTTTGCAGTAGTGCTGGAAACAGTATTGGCAGCGCTTGCATATACAGTTTCTGTTGGATTAGGCATGGTAGTAGTTAATTTAGTAATTAATTTGTTATCCAACCAATCAGAAAGCCATTGTTTTAACGCACCCTTGATTTCTTTCAACATGTCGTATTGTGTTTTTTGGTCGTCCGCTTCATAACGGGAAACCGCATTACGTACTAATTGCGTGTTTACTGTGAAATCGTAAATATTAAGTGCTTCTTCGTTACCCGCTAAAATTGCGCGGTTACCTTCAACGCCGGCGCCGCTAAGGTTCATCATCAAACCGAATACAACGCTATCGCCTTTTACGTTTGTTAAGTCTTTGTTTTGATGTACTACGTTGGAACCGTCCATTGCAGTAAACTTATCAAAATAGCTATCTTTTACGCCTTCATGCCATACTTTTTTAGCCCATACTTTAGGGACTAATGCCGCTGGGATATTAACTTGGTTTCTTTGGTCTGCCATA